GGGACACGTAATAGCAGATTGCACAAAATTTTCTTCCCCAACGGTTAAATCTTTGTGCAAAATGTCAATAGACACAATATATAGTAGTTAGTCAATGCTAACCCCTCCCTATATAGTAGTTAGTCAATGCTAACATATCTATTAAGAAAACCCCTCCCAATATATAGTAGTTAGTCAATGCTAACCTATCTATTAAGAAAACCCCTCCCACTGCACTCGGTAGGGTAGGGGAGTACAGCAATTTTTACAATGTATATAGCAACATATACAATTTAGTGTATGGTATAATATAGACAATGAAAGAAACAAGAAAGGGGTTTCCAATGAAAAAAGAAGTCATGATTAGAATCACTTTTACCGATGGTGACATTGGGACACGTAATAGCAGATTGCACAAAATTTTCTTGCCCAACGGCTAAATCTTTGTGCAAAATGTCAATAGACACAAAATATAGTACCCACACCCCTTAGGGTAGGGGAGTGGGTACGGATATTACTTGAGCGGATAGTGTTTTAAAGTGCCGTTGTGCAAGTATGTCAGTTCGGTATTAGCGGGTGCACCATCAAAGGCATATGTGATACCTTTTGTAATAAAATTTCCGATAGCACTAGCCCCCGTCCCGACAAACTGTACGCCTATCATGGAAGTCCCTAAGCCTAATAGCTGTAATCCGTTGACAGCACATGTCAGCCCATTACATTGGTTAAATTGTAACCCAAACAATCCGTTAGGATTACAAGCTACATAGGTATTACTGATGCTGACGCAGCCGAAGGCGGTTTTGTAAAACTGAATACCACCCTGCGAGCACCCATCAAATACGCAGTTCGATATTAAAATATCGTTAAAACGGTTATCTCCTGTAGCACTCTCGCTCTCGTACGAGACGCCATAACCACCATTTGACGATTCGCACGAAAGTAAAAAAACGTCGCTCCCCGCGCCTATTACATCAAAACCCGCTGAGTTAAAACTGCTGCTGGTGTTATATGTATCAGCGTAGGAACATCGCACAAGATACAAGGATGCATTACCGCCCGCTAAAATCGGGTTTCCTTCGTCGGTGCAGTGAAAAGCTCTGAATCTATTGCTTCCGGAATGGTCTACAGACTGCACATAACAACGTTCATACACTGTCGCGACATTTTTAGTGATGTAAAATCCACCCCCCGCAACGCTTGACGTCGTCATAACGAACAGGTTCCGGAAAGTTCCGTAGACTACCCCGTAAACCTTTACAGGGAACTCTGCCTCCTGATTCCGAATTTCAATATTTTCCAGCGTTATGCCACGAGGAAAACTATTGACATGTCGGCCACTAATGTCTCCGACGATAATACTAGAAGGGCCCTTCAAAATTATGAGGGCACCATTTTCTTGGTCAGAAAATGCGGGCCCCACCATGGAAAAACCCGATTTGTTGATCGTGATATTTGTAGACACTGTATATGTCCGAGCTGATAAGTGCACTTTATGCAAAGTATTTATAGCACTCTGTAAATCAGGGAACCAATCTGCGGACCCGTCGGCATACTGTTTTGCAATAGTGACGGACGACCCCGCCTCAAAAATTTGTTTGTTTTTAGCCATAATAGGCCCGTTGATGGTGATAGTTCCGCCAATTACGCCGTCAATATATACCGGAACGTTTTGTGCAGACTCAAAGCCCGACACCTTAAATGTGCCATCCGGGATGTATAGGGGCAACCCCGTTTTTTTCGCGGTGTTAAAAGCGGAGGTATCATCAGTAGATCCATCACCAACGGCCCCGTATTTTTTAACGTTTGCCCAGTCGGGGATAGATTTTAGCTCATTATTAAAATTGAGTTGTAAGTCCCCAATGCTATTCTTAAGCTGGGTGTCTGCGTTTTCTCTGGCCGTTGTTTCCGCGTCAATAGCCGTCTGTAGCTGGGTGTCGGCGTTCTCCCGGGCCGTTTTCTCCGCGTCAATAGCCGTCTGTAGCTGGGTGTCGGCGTTCTCCCGGGCCGTTTTCTCTGCGTCGATAGCCGACTGAAGCTGGGTGTCGGCGTTCTCCCGGGCCGTTTTCTCTGCGCTCAAGCCCTCATTAAATGTAGTGATAAGGTAGTGCAGAACTTCATTTGTGGAGCTGCTAACGCAGTTGGAGCCGGGAACGTAAGCATCACCGGCGATCATTGCTCTTGTGACACGTACCAGCGCCCCGTTTACCCAGACAAGATCGTTGACCGCCCTATCCGCTGTCGCGGCGGGGCTGTGCCCCTCATCGTTGGGAGTAATGGCTTTTTTCACATCGGCCCAAAGTTCATCAAAATTACCAATTTTGGTCCAGAAATCGGTACGGTCCAGAGAAACACCGGACGGCACTGGCTTTACGGAAAGATAGGCGTTGCCGTTGCTGTCCACTACAACGGTATTCGCCTCATACTGGCTTGTGATGTCCCATTGGATAGGGTCTGCATACTTGATCGTGGCCAGGCTGACGAAATTCGTCAGTTTGGTGTTGAATTCGTTCAGCTCGTCCATAATCCAATCAAGATTGAGATCATGGAAATTGGTGTAGGGCACTTTGTGAATAGGATTAATATTCATAAATCACATCTCCTTAATATACCAGCAAACAAAAATTTGCCCGGATGTCCGTAACGATTTTATGGATTGCATTTTCCATTGCAAGGGTCAACTCTTTGGCAATAAGGTCTTGCGGGTCTCGCCCTGCCCGGCCCTTCTCGGTCACGGTGTCTTTGTAGCCGTCGTGCAACTCCGAAGTATTGTTATCGGTGGTGGTCTGATCGGTGGTGGTCGTGTCCGTGCCGCTGCTGGTAATGGTGTTCCCAGTACCGAGTGCCGTAGTACTCTTTTCAGCGGTTTGCAATGTCCCGCTGTCAAACCCCGTAACGTCCCGTGTGGTGCTGTCACTGCCGGTATTCTGGCCGGTGGTGGTCAGGTTAGGCGCTCGGGTAGTTGTGCCCTTCACGCCGTTTGTGCGGTTGATTGTGCCGCCGCTGGTTCCTGCATGGTCGGTGGTTCTGGTTCGGTCATCGGATGCCAAAGCATCGTATTTAAGGCCCAGCGCCTCGGCGTACCGGGTCCAGCTCGGAAGCATGGTTTCAGAATAGACGCCCAGTGCCCTGCACATAGTGGGGCCGTCCGCGTATAATACCTCCAATTCCAGCGTATCAAACAGTAATTGATTGCAAACAGTTTCTTTAGATACACTGTCAGGGACTTTCAAGTCATCGAACAGTTTCGGGTATCTTGCCAACAGGCCGTTAAAGCTCAATGTTGCGTGCATCGTTGTTCACCTCCTGCGCCCCAGTATCGGGCGGAAACCGCCAATCGACCCATAAAGTAGATTTGTCAATTCCAAAGAGCTTGTGAACCCGCTCACACCCATGCTGCAAGCTATCCAACCATAGCGACGCTTTGGCGGCTGTCTCAACGTTGTTAGAATTGACTTCGTCGGTTAACATCCGCTCTTTTTTGCTGGTGTTGGTGTTGGGAATGCCAACTTCCGTATCGAACAGGGCTTTAATGGTTTTAAGGGCTGTTAGCAGTTCGTTGGTGATGAAGTTCCCTTTAAGGTCTGTCGCAAAGTACATCCAAGGGGCTTGCCCGGATGCCCCATTTTTAGGCGCTTTGAGCAAAGAGGAATCCACAAAAACGGCGGGGTCGCCCTGCATGATCTGGTCGAACATCTTTTTAAAAGATTCTGCACCGGCCTTGTTACCAGCGGCAAACACATACGCCAACCGGCTGTTAATTAAATTGCTCTGGATGGTTTGGGCAGCAAGGGCCATCATATCCCCATAATAGGCCACAATATCCACCATACCGCGGTAATCGGGCTGCAAATTGATGATCTCGCACTGCTTCCCGATTTGCAAATAGGGGGACCCTTTGATAAAAGGGTTTGCAATGATGGAGTGCGTAGGATTATAAAAAATGTTAATGCCGGTCAATCCCATTCGGTCATATACCAGGCCATAGCGGTCAGTATTGAACACCGTAACACCACCGGACCCGAAAACAAGATATTGCAAGCGGTTACTGGGCCATGTGTCGGGGAGCGTCCAGCGGACCATAGACACAGCTTCAAGGAACAGATATTTGCGGAAATAATAGGATAAGCTGTTGCCTTTGGTGTGCATCACGGAGGGAGTAACCGGCGACACATGAGCGTTGATTTGCTCATAGCTGTATGGAGCACTCATAACAGACGGCCTCCTTTAGACATTTTGAACAGTAACCAAATCGGCAATTTGCCGGTTGGCCAAGGTCCCGGCCCGGGACCCGGCCCCCGGCCCGGGCCCGGCTCCCCGCCACGCGGCAGAAGAGGCAGGCCACGCCAATCCGTTTGCCAACGTCAAGGAAATGCCGCTTGAAGAGCGCCAGAAGATTTTGGACGGCTTCAACGCGCACATGAACAGCCCCGAGGGCAAGAAGCAGTTTGAGGTACAGTGCCCCATGGGCGCCCCGGAGTCCAACATGAACTGGCAGGACATCAAAGACGCACTCGACGAGCAGGACTTTGAAGCGTTCTGGGTCGTAGAGCGCGAAGGCTTCTACGACGAGCACGACAAGTGCATCGCCGACGACGCAAGGTGGATCAAAGAGAACATCCACTAAATTTCATATACACGAAAAAAGGACTTCTTTTCGGAAGTCCTTTTTGCTGTCTTTAAGTTGTTTACGCCGCCTTCTTATGACGCCCGTGCTTTTCCATAAACGCCGGCAACGCTTCCATGCCCTGCGGCGTAACGGGACGCACCCATTTGCCGGAGTACATGTGCCGCTGCATCAAAATGAGACGGATCGGCTCGTCGATATAACAGCACGCAAACACGATAAGGAACGGCGCTTTCCACACAAGGCCCGTCAGGCACACCAGCGGCAGCACCATCGCGTACATAAACGCAATTTCGCGGATTGTGCCGAACGCCGCGTCGCCCGCGGCTCTATACGTATCGTTCTGCACCCAGTTGCACATGCGAATAACCGCCGCCACGCAGTAAATCATCAGCATGTGCGAACCGATCTCCATCGATTCGCCGGAAAGGCTCATCGCGGAAAGCAGCGGCTTGTGGATACCAAGCAGCACCAGACATACGCACAAAATCGTGCTGCCGCACAGGAACACAAGGCGTTTTGCGCGCTCGTAGGCTGCGTCCAACTCGCCGGAGCCCACGCATGTGCCGACCAAAACGGAAGCCGCATTTGAGAAACCGGCAAAGAAGCTGATGACCATGCCCTCCAGCGTGCGGAACACCGCGATGGCCGCAATGGCCTGTTCGGACTGTCTGCCCAAAACAACGTTGATAACCATGTTGCCCACGCCGATGAGCACTTCGTTGCAGATGATGGGGAAGCACTTGACGAAGTAGATTTTCACCTGCTTCTTATTCCAGCGGAAATGCTTTTTAAAGTGGAACAGATACGGGTACTTCTGCGCACGCGCCAAAATCAAAATGACCAAAACGTTGATAACCGCCG